AATGGACAATAAAAAGCTAACTCATTTCCTTTCAGATTGAGATAACTACCTAAAACGCCAGTTAGGGTAGATACGACTATATTCTTATCATTTTGCTTCAACACGACTTAAATATACGACAAATATTTGATATTTCCAAATATTTTACGGTCTATTTTCCTCTAAAAACCACTCATTTGGGATGATTTTGTCCGCATACTTATATCCGTTTTTTTCACACCAATCCCCATAAGTCGTTTTGGACTTTTTGGTGATTTTGTTCTTTGAATTGGAAAATACGAACCTAATGTCCATATTTGGGTTTTGTTCTTTAACCAATAAGTGTTTTTTACGGTCAGCTGCCACAAACCTACCTTTTGTCTCTATTCTAATACCATTAGGTAGTTTGAAATCGGGGTGATAGTGGTGAGTGGATGCAGGAATTATATATGGAACCTTTTCGGTTTCATATTCTACTTTAATTCCATAAGATTCTATTTGTTGAGAAATGGTTTCTTCTAAACCAGATTTAAATCCATATTTTTTAGCAACCCACTTTGGGTTACTTTTTTTTGTAACTTTTTTTGCCATTAAATTTTTTTATTTTGGCTTAGAATCTGAATATTTTGTTGCAGATAATTCACCACCTCTACCAGTTTTAAATTTAGCAGCAGTTAAAACTTGTTCGTCTGCCTTTTTTAAATCATCGGTAGTATATGGGGTTCCTTTAGACGATGCATTAGGAACGATTTTATCTAGTCCTAATTCGGTTACTTTGCCTTTGTATGTATCTAAGATTGTTGCCATTATTAATTGTTTTTGTATATAAATATAAGATTATGTATCAAATCGTACAATAAAGTTTATAGGTATATCATATTCTGATTTTATTGGTTGTGGTAATTTTGCTACTGCTACCAATTGACAATCATCATCGTATAAACCAATTGTTGTAATCATTGGTGTTAAAAATGAACCAGTAGTATCTATTGAACTACTTAAATCATAATGTTCAAATCCAGCATATGATGCGGAATTAGAACTACTATAAGAACCTGTAAATCTATAATCTAATATATTTCCATTTTCTAATGTAGATTTTTTACGAATATATTTAACTCCCGGATTTGTTGTTACTGTATAAATTTTATTATCACTACCTGTTATAAATTCTATTTCTTTTCCAATTTCAACCACTGCCGTTGGATTTGTTGAAACATTAAATTCATCTTGATTTGAAATTAAAAGATATTCATGTTCATATATAGTTTGGGTCGATTTATAAGATAATTCCCAATTATTAAGCAATCTAGTATTGGGGTATTTTGTAAATACTATTATTCCTTGATTATAAAAAACATTTCCAAATACTCCTGTAACATCATCTAAAAATGGCATTTCATCTACTTCTAAAATATTATTTTGTAAATCTAATTCTATTATTTTTTGTGTATAATTTATTGAATTATAATTAAAAATAATTTCCATATTCACCACATCTATTGAAACTATTGTTAGTGTTAATAAAGTATTTTCTAAATTAAAATATGTAATAAAACTACTATTAAAATCCATAGTATCTAATCTTAATATTACATCACTTCCACGTAGATTACCAAACCCATCATCTACATAAATTATTCCACCATCAGAAACAACAACAGAATTTTTTTTCATACCTTCTCCAACATAAATGTTTGGTATAGAAATTATTTTAGCATAACTTCCTAAATTTCTTTCTTTTGCATTTGTAAAGATTGTATAGTTATTTGTTTTAAAACCGATTCTTGTTATTGGATTATCATCTTGTCCATTATAAAATATACTTTTTATATTTCCGTGTATAGAATTTTTAGGATAGGTGGAACCTGTTAAACTACCAGTTGGTATGAAATTTAAATCGGATGAATTTTCATCTGCTTCCAATACATCTATTTGAGTAGAACCACTTGAAAAGTTCCACTCTTTATAGGCCTTAAATGGTCTAATACTAATATCTGACTTTGGTATTCTTTTTAACATATCACTTATAAATATCTCAAAACTAAAAACCCACCAAATTAAGGTGGGCCATAGTTTTTATTTTATTCTCCGATTAGAAGTCTAATTTAACTTTAATTGCAATCTCCTTATCAAATGATTTTTCAATTGGTTTTGAAGTTTTTGCTACTGCTAATAATTCATTTGCGTCATCGTATAAACCTACAGTTGTAATGTAAACATGTGGGTCTTTTTCAAATAATGGTTGAGTAAATTTACCAACAGAACCTGATACAAATGTTGGATTATTTGAGAAATTAAATTCTCTATTATTTGCTCTTACAAAATAATGAGATGTAGAAACATTTTCAGTTCTTCTTACTTGAAAGTCTGCACCACCGCTAATTGCCATTAATAATGCAACTGAACCAGATTTGTTACCATTGTTTTGATGGTATATATTTTGAATAGAACTACTTGCTTCTCCCAATTTAGGGTCACAAGCAGCTGCTAATGCATTTGGATTTAATAATATAATACCCATATCTGGATAAAATAAACCATATCCCTTTCCGTTTGGTGCACTATATCCATTAGTTGCTGCAATTGATGCAGTTAATGATGAACCAATATTTAATGAACCACTAACTAAATTGTAAACTCTACCCGCAGTTGTTACGGTTTCATCCGTTCCACCACTATCATCAATTAAAGTAATATTTCTAATTGAACCCGATAAATCTATTGAAATATTTCCTGGGTCTAATCTTTCTTTGTATCTGGCTCTATTAATATTAATTGCGTAAAAAGATGTCATATCTGCACCACCCATAGTCGAACCACTATATACACTAAAATAATTATCCGCACTATCCAATAATATATTCTTATATTGATTATAAGTTGCTTTTGTTGGAGATGTTGAATTATCATTTTGAGTTAAAGTAGGTGCACCATATCCCAACACATCGCCATATGCAATTGAGAATTGAACTTCTCCTGAATCCGTATCAGTTGTGTTATATATATCTAAATAGTAATTACCACTTGTAGATGCAACTTGTGTTGATGAAGTATAATTTGCTTTAACATCTAATGAACCCGTATCACCACTCCATATTCCAGAAGTTACAATTTGTGTTCTATTAGTTACTTTATCGATAGTTCCAAATTTTTTATAAATACCATTTGAAATGGTAGTCATATCTGAACTAATTTGCTCACCGGTTCCTAAAAATTGGTTTACAATTCTAACTAATTCGTTAGTGTCTACTGGAGTACCTGCGGTGTTTGCTGCACCTGCAAGATATTGTGAAATATTACTTGCTAATAAGGCTCCTCTGTTATCTTTAATTAATGCCATAGTATTTTATTATTGAACGTAAGTTACGGTTACTGGAATTGTTTGTGAGCCACCTGTTTCATTACCATAAACTGTTATTGTAGTTTTGATAGTTGAGGTTAAAGATGGATTTGGAATAAATTTGAAAGATAAACCCTTAGCTACAACAGCTGTTGCAGATACATCGTCTCCAATAAACATTGGAACTGAACCAATATCGGATGTCACACCTTCACCTATAATATCTCCTGCCGATTTATTAGATAATATAATAGTATATCCCATACTTCTGTTTCCTGCTGGAGATGTAGTTGGTGATAATGCAACCTCACCACTTTTTTGGTTTACAGAAATATTAGGAACACCAAATTCAACAACAGGAATTCTAGTTGTATTTTTTGGAAGAGTTACCAATTTATATTTCATTACTTGTGTTTCATCAGGATTAGCTTCTAAAACTGGCATACTTGTAATTGCCTTATCATAAAAAGCAGAACCCAATGGGTGTTGGGGTTGATATAAAGTATAATCAATTTCATCATCTGCTAATGCAAATTGAGTAATGTTTAATCCTTGCCCTGCAGCCAATTTTTCTCTACCTTTTTTTGTAAGGATAGCATCAACTGTTAATTCTGTGTTACTTAAATATCCCATAGTGTTGTATTATCGTTTGATATAAATATAATTATTTTAAAATTTTGTTACTCTACTTCCAAAATTGGTTCATTGGTACTTCTACCAGTTTTATTTACAACCAATGTGTTTGGATTAGATATAAATATTTCAATTGGGGGAGTACCATCTAATGTGGTTGCTGCGGTATTTTTACAACCTTTAAAATATGAATTTATCAAACCTGTTGTCAAATCTGATACATTTTTATAATGGGTTGGTAAATATCCATCTACCGGTTGTACTGAAATTATATTATCTTTTACCGTTGGTATTGTAGAACCACTAAATGGTTGAATATTTAAAGTGGTTTCAGTATATGATTGAATATCGGTAATATATCCCCCACGTGGGTCACCTAAACCATTTGTAGATGCAGTTACGGCAAATTTAGTTATTATTCTTTCTTTTTGTTCTGTTACTAAATTTACTCTAATTCTTTCTTTAACTATTTTATTATCCGTATTAAAATATGTTCTAATTGCAGTACCATGTTCAGCATATATTCCAAATCCAATTTCTTCGTATATACTTTGTCCAACCAATTGATTACTATTTAAAGTATCAATTTCGGCTTGTATAGTTGCCACATCCAATCCAACTGATACTGAAACATCATATTGATAATTTTCTGCATTTACATTTTGAATAGAAGATGTATAGACTTGAGTCTCATATTGATAATTTTCTGCAATCGTTGTTTGTACCGATGCTGTATATATTTCTACTTCATATTGTTCATTTTCTCCAAATATAATTTGTTGATTTGTATCTATACTTGTTTCGTATTGTTCATTTTCTCCTGCCAATATTGTTGTGTCACTATAATGAATTTCTACTTCTTGTTGATAATCGTTACTTTTTGGTTTTTTTCTTGCAATTTTACTTCGTTCTAAAATATGCGGTTCAATTAATAAACCAGTAGTTGCTTTAACTCTTGCCGGTAACATTTTTTTAATATCCTCAAACATTGATTTCTCATATAGTTTGATTAAATTAATGTATGCGTAAATATCTCTACCATCAAATCTTTGGAAATAGTAGTTTCTTAAATTATCCAATTCCGAATAATTTGGTTTATAGTCATCCGATGGGTCACCTATATAGTTATCTAAATTTATTCCACCAAATGATTTTGCAATATCAATATTTAGTTCTTTTGTAGGAGAAAAGAACAATCCCACTCTATTTGAATCAGTTGGTGTTTGGTCAAATGATTTTTTAGTAACTCTACTTTTTGCTGATAAATCGATACCAACACTAATATCATTACCATAAAAATCAGTTTGTGTTTCAAACCTTACTTTATTTGTTGAATATCGTGTAGAGCCTATGTCGGGTATTTCTAATACAACACTTCTATCTATTACTTCAAATTGATATGGATATGTTAAACTAGAAATAAAATTATATGCTGACGCAGATAATAATGGTGATGTATTTTCGGATAAACTATATAATGAAACTCCTTCAATAGAACCGGTTGTTTCTAAATTATTTCTTGTAAGTTGTAAAGATTGTGATGATATTGGTAAATATATTGATGGATAATACACATTGGTATCAACATTTATTAATGAAGAAGTTTCTGCTAAATTTTTAGGATATTCAAAATCTAAACGGAAATATAAATCATCGGTTGAAGATGAAATATGATTACCATGCACCATTTCAGGAAAAGAAACGTGTTCATAGAATTTATCAGTATCTAACACTTCCGACCATAAACGGAATTCATCGACACTACCACTATAATACCCACCCAATTTTATTTTAGAACCTGTATTCCAATTACTACTAGATACGGATGCGGTTATAGATTGTTCAAATATAGTTCTTTCTTTATTAGATTGTCTCAAATCTAATTTTAATCCTGTTGAACCACTGCTTACCGATAAACCAAAAAATCTATCATTAAATATTGGTAATAAAGTCGATGTTATTGAACTACTTACCGAACTACTATAATTGAATATTACTTTACCATACTGACTATTTGAAGAACCACTTAACATTACATTCCATCCACTTCCAGATATTATAGTTGACCCCGAAATATATGTTGGTTTAACAAATAATTCAATTGTATTTGGTTTTCTAACTTTATCCGTAGTTTTCCAATCCATTTCTAAATAAGAACCACTTATCATTTTTAATGCAGTAGTTACATTATCGTATACTAATTTACTTTTAGATGTTTCGGTTACTTCTGGTCCACCAAACTCTAAAATTGAAAGATTGGATGATGGAATACCATAACAACTCATTAAAGCGTATATACCTCTTCTAGTTCCTTTATGTTTTAATAAGTAAGGTAAGTTATTTATAATTCTTCTCCAAACTTCATATGTTCTTTGTTTTGCCGGATTTACTTCTTTGGTATTACCATTGGTATCTAAACCAAATGCATAATCCCAAAGTTTTGCATCTGAAGCTAAATTTTTAGCATCCCAATTAAATGACTTTAATACATCAAATAATAATTTATCAGAAATACCATCTTTTGCTTTATAACCTAAATTTCTGGTTTTTTCAATTGATTTGGTATGAAAATATATATTATCAAAATGTTGACCTATCATAGTAAAGAAAAGAATCAAACTATCATTTTCTGTATTATTTCTTATATATTGTGGAATATTATTTAATACATAATTTGTATTTTCAATATCATAATCTTCTGCTAATGTAATAATATTACTATACCAATTTTTAACATTATCCGATGTACTAATTAATCTATTTGAAATATTATATGGCCAAGTTATAGAACTACTATCATTTGTTGTATATGAAGATGATGTATATAAGAATTTTTCAAATCCATCAAATCCTTGTAATAGTTGATTTTTCTTTATTAATTGTCTTTCCGTTTCTTGTGCAGATGATATAGTTTGTGTTGGTGCATTTGATGCTGATATTAATTCTTCGTATTTTTCTATTAATTGTACCTTGTATATAAAGTTATCAACTCTTTCTTTTGCAGAACTAAAATGTACAAAATTACTCCATGCATAATCCGTTGAACCACTAACATAATATTCAATATTTAAACTATCGGTATTAATTAAAGACGAACTTAAATATGATGAAATCAATTGTGTAGAACTTGAAACAGAACCACTTAATATTAAAGTATCTAATGATTCAAAATTTGTTGATTGTCCTTTTACAAAATCAACTTCAATATCAAAATTCGGCCCTTTTAATGGAGGGCATTTTAAACTATCTTGTTGATTTAAAATAATAGTTTCAATCAACGGATTTGTCATCAATTTAGTAATCCAAAAAGTTGAATTACTTGTAACATTTGCAGGAAGAGGGTTATATAATTTTAATATTACCGATTCAACTATATCATTTGGTTTTACAATTTCGTTACCTAATTCATCTTTTGATTTTTTTGATAAAGTCCAATCATCTTTTTCCCAAGAAGAAATTATAATTTGTTCATCATTTCCAAAATTGGCAAGATGTGTTAAATGTTTACTTTCTTTTTCTGGTTCATCAATATTAAAATTTTGTATAAATGCTTCAAATATTGATTTTTTAATAATATCTTCATCTATTTGTAATACTGGATATGTTAATGAAGTTTTTATTTCATATTCATTTCCAACCAATTCTTCAACACCACTTCTATTGTAAGGTTTGAATATTAAAGTTACATTATCGTTACCATTCCATTGAGAAAATCTTGTAGCTAAATCTTTTAAAGATATTTTAAAAGAACCATTTGGTGTTAAATTTTCAAATATACCTATTTTAGTTTTATCTTTTAAAACCAAAAATACATCAATAGAACTAGCCGCAAATGAAGAATACTTTACATTATATTCAATATTTAAATCCGAATACGCTGGGATATCAATTGTATCGGTATATTCAATTTCAGTAATAGATGGAAAATCATTTACTGCAATAAAATTAATAGTAATTTCAACCTTATCACCTGTTCCGTATAAATCACTATAAGGTACCGCTATTATTTTTTTATTACCATATATTCCGTCAAAATTATTTAAAAAAGATAATGCACAATTACCTCTATTTGATTCTACTCTAATTATTTTTGTTTCTGATAAATAAAAATCAATGTAGTCACAATCGATTTGTTTAAAATCAATATTAATAATTGTATCCGCATCAGAATCTTTAATTTGTTTACTATATTTTGTTGTATTTAAAAATATAGTAGGTTTGGGTGCAGCAATTATTTTTTCAACAATAATAGCAACTGCAATACCACCTGTTAATAATTCTTTTGCAGGAACTCCTATGAAATCTTCTCCAATACTCCATTTAGTATAATCGGTTGCATTTTTTTCAGCATTTGTTTTATTTGTATAATATATTTTTTTTATATTATAATTAGATGGTAATGTATTTTTTAAATAAATGTTTAAAATTCCATTTACTAATGTAGATTTATTAGATTTCAAACCATCCGTATTAGATGCAGATAATTTTAAATTACCAGATGTTGTTAATCCGTTTGAAATTAATTCATAGTTTATATTTACAAAATCACCAATTTCATTTTGTAAATTAGAAGTAATTGATATTTCATAATTTATAATAGGGTCGGGTATAATATCAATATTTGGTGTAGGATTTTCGGGTGTTGGTTTAATTGTATCAACAATAGGTGTTTCCAATCCAGGTGTATAAATTAAATCATCCATAGGTGGATTTAATGGTGCAGTATAATATGTTCCACCACCACTTGCACCACCTAAGTATGTATCGTTATTATTTAAGAAACTTAAATTAGTTTGGTCTTCGTTAGTAGTAGGCCCTATTGGCCCATCTATATCCACATCTCGTTTATATTGTCTATCGTATCTTATTGACATCTATTATTTTTTATAAATATTTTTATTTTTGATAATCTTGATAAAGTGGTTTATCTATTTGATTATTATTAAACTGGCCAGGCATAGTTGGATTTCCTTGTACATTATCATTGCGGCTTCCACCTCCTCTTCCTCCACCACCGCCACCATTTGACGGAGTGGTTGGTTCTATATATCCACAAGTTGCTGAATTTGTTTGAATCAATTGTTCAACCGTTCCACCATTACCATTTGCATATAAACCATATTGGTCATATCCTTTACACATTGTTGAAAGCAGTGTACCAGCAACAGGATATGATGGTGGGGGTACTGGTGTTGGGTTATCCACCACATTTGTTGCAACATCATTAAATACATTGACACCACCATCCGGAGAATAAACATTTCTTTTTGTTTGTGTAAATGTATTAAATGAATTTAAATTATTTTGAATTTGTTTTTGTAATTCTGTTATTGCAAATTCTTTAGGTAAAGTTTTTAAATTCAACTCCCTTCTTTTTAAAGACTTCAAATTAAAATCAATACAATCTGTTAAAATATTTTTTATTGTAGATACTATATTATTAAAATCATAAACCTCACAATCTTCAAATCGCATCTCAGATTGTTTACCGAATGTTGATTCTGATATTTTATAATATTTGTTACTTAAATAATAATTAACCGATTGTTTAAAATCACTTGATATTTTATTTCTTATAATATTAAAATTACTCAATCCAAAATCTTTTTTAAGAATATTAAAAAAATCTTTACCATAACTTGCTTCTAAGTGAGAATTAATTTTTTCTAAAAATATATTATCAAAAGAATTTAAAGAATTTAATACGGCTTGCTTATAATATTTAAAATCTTTATTTAAATTTTGTAAATTTTTAAATTGTGTTTTTGTTTTATCATTAATGTTTGGAAATTTTGTTTTAAGTGGAATAACACGAATTTCTTCTCTTGATGGGGATATTTCTTCAATCCAAATTCTTTCTAATTCGTTTTCACTTCCAACTTTATATCTAACAAAATTAATATTAACTTTAATAATACCAATTGTATATCCCAAATCTTTTAATAATTTTTCAATATCAATAGCTAATTCTTTTAAACCACTTTTATTTGTTATTTGGTACATATAATTTTTGATATCACCCATTTTAATATATGCAATATTTCCTGATTTTTGTGGTAATAAATTATTATTAACATCATAAAGTGATACTTCCATAACATCATATTTACAATCACCAAAATCGGTATTATCTATTTCTGATTTTGAAATAATAAATAAATCATTTGATTGGAGAAATTGTCCTTCATTCGATGTTTTATTATTAATATTTTCAATATTTGTATACTTCTTAATGCTCATAAATTAAATATTAAAATGAATCAGGATGCGCTTTAGTAAATCCTGTATCATATGTCTTATCTTTAGTAATTCCATCTGCTTTTTTAACTTCTATTTTCATAGTACCACCCTTATAATCACTTGTTCCTGACCAACCTATAAATTTCTTTCTACTATCCACACCACCTCTTCCACCTGCAGCTACTTCATTTATAGTAAGTTTAATTTGTTTTTGTTCACCAGCTGGTAAGGTAAATGTATTTTGTTCTGCACCGATAATTGTCATATTTTGTATTGGTGTAAATGTAATATTAATTGTAATTGGATTTTTATCATTATTTGTAAAGTCAATATAATCTCCATTAGTCCATTTACTTCCACCATTTGCATTTATTTTTGCCCATACAACCGATTTAGCTGCTTCTGTTTTTTCTTTTATTTTAACAATACATACTTGATTAATTATATCTGCACCGGATGCCATGGCTTCAGCTTGTGTGCCTTGCTGAATTGCTTGTTGCTGTTGAACTGCACCTAATTGAGATTGTAAACCCTCTATTATTGAATTTAAAGAATCAATTTGTTTTATCAATGCTTTAATTTGTGCTTGAAATCCGGTGTTTTGAGATTGTAACGATGCTCTCAATATCGATTCATCAACCGACTTTTGTAATGATACCGATATTTGTCCGGCAAAATCACCAATTGTATTAGTTAATGTGTCTATTTGATTTACTAGTACATCATTTGTTTGTTCAATACTTAATCTATTATTTATTTCTGTTTGAACTTCTGATTGTAATGTTGTTACTTGAGTATTTAAATCATCAACTGTTAAGGTTAATTTTTGTACTTGTTTTCTTAAATCCGACACTAAATTAACTTGTTCAGTATATAATGGTCTTGGAACCAAATCTAAATTTGGTGTAGGTATATTTGGTTTTAATTCTTTTATATCTACATCTATTGCTTTAATAACTTCACTTTCATCATATTTTGGTTTACTTAAATTTTTAAAAACCAAAGAAGATGCTATATTTTTATCATCTATAACCGTTACACCAAATGCATTTTTAACACTAGCCGCAGAGCCAGATATACTTAAAATATTTTCTAAGTCAGTTTGTCTTTGGATTGTTATTTTTTCAGAAATTGATTCTAAAGAAGTTAGTGCCATTTTAAACTATTTCAAATATTAATTTATCATCTATAATAGTAGATATACCACTTTCAACTATTTTTAGTTTTAATTTATATGTTCTATTAATCGGTAATGTGTTTAAATCTATAATAAAATAATTGGATGTTGAATCGCAACTTATTTTAGTATAATTTCCAAATGGAAATATTATTTCACCCGTAACATAATCTTCCAATTGATAATATGTTGTAGCTGGTAAATATTTTGTTTGGTCGTATTCAAATGTCGTACTAAATGATTTTAAAGGAAATGCATCTCTACCTTTAACTCTTATTTTAATTTTTTCATTTGCAGGATATTCTTTTTTAATATTTGTTAATACAACTTTATAACCATCTTCTGCAGAACCCGTTACCGGTGATAAACTTCCTGTTAGGAAAGAACTATTGTCCCAAACTATTTCTAATTTTGGTTCGTATATTGTGTTTGTTTCTTTTGAAAAGAATTTTAATATGCCATAATCTTGTATATCATTTTCTGCAGTTAAACTATGATGAATAACAAATCCATTATTTGGTAAAGAACTACTAACCCATAAATTTACAATATTAGTAACATCCATTCTAATATCATCTGGTTCGTTATTAAATGATTGTGATGCCATAGATGCCGTATACCACGTACCACCACCACCATTTGATATTGAACCCGTATCAGACCCCGATACATATGCATCCGGATTTACATCATATATCATCCATTTATTTATACCATCTTTATAATACCAACTAATACCATCCGTTGTGATATTGTCAAATTTTGTACCAGTTCCCATGCTCCAACTTTGAGAAACTGCGTTTGCATAAATTGTATATTCTAATGGAATTTCTTCCGAATTTGCAGATTTAAGATTTAAATATGCTTTCCATCCACTACCAGTTTCCAAATTAGAAACATCAAACTTAATAAAAGTTCTGGAAATATCTTTTGTAGAACCATAGTAAAGTTTACTTACTTCTAATATCTCATCTCTACCTGCATTTTGTTCAGGTTGTTGTAAATAAACACTTGCATCGTATGATGATGTATAAAATTTATGCATTATATTGCCCTCCCTTTAATGTCTTTGTTAGGAAATTTAACTTCAAATATACAAGGGTCTAAAGAAGGATAAATAATCTTACCTTTAGTTGCCGCATCTATATTGTATCTATTTGGAGAATAGTTTTCGTTGTTATCACTTCTACAAATATTAAATATTTTAACCGATGGTACACTCATTACACCTTCTACATTTGCTAATATTAATTCTATTTCTGAAATGTTTATTGGCTTATTAAATGTCCAATTATCTATATTAAAATAATCTTGTAGTTCAGTTAAACAATTTGCAATAACTTCTCTTTTATTAAAATTAGAATATACCGATATTTCAAAATCACAACCCACATTCACAATAAATCCATCAATAATATTAATTGCATCGGTCATCATTCTATATTCATTCAAATAAGTTTTTAGATTATCTTTAATTGCACCATTTAAAAGTGTTAAATGTTTATTTTCATTATAACCCAAAACATACATATTGATAGCAAATGGGTTATTTATTTCTGCAATGTTAGTTTTCTTTTGAGTAAGATATTTTACTAATTCTTTTTGAATATCTGGCGTAGTTGCAGTTTGTAAAGATTTTACAAGATTAGTAAATTCTGCAATATTTTGTGGACTTGCTAAAATAGATGATGGAGAATTATTATCAATTTCACCATCTGGACTAACATATACTTTTGCAACACTACCATATCTTTCTGACATAGATAATGCTCTAACAATATAATCTTGTTTAGTTACTGCCCTATTTTGAGAACCAAATGTTGCTAATGCATTTTGTCTAATTTCTTCAATAGTTTCAGGACCTCTACCACCAGTTGCAGGTTCCAAATTTTCAACTGCTACCGAATTTTTTATTTCGTTATATGCTCCAATGTCTGCTTGTCCTAATGATAGTAAGTCTTCTTCAAATTCAATTCTTTTAATTGTAGTCAAATCACCAACATTTATATTTGAAGGAATTCCACCACCTACTAAATATTTTACAGTCAATGTTCTATTTATCGGTGCAATTCCAAATGTATTTGTTTTTAAAAAATTAGATGGGTCAATTCCTTGATTTAATCTTGTAATTGAATTTGCCAAACCTAATCCAATATTTTTAGTATTAGGTAACAATTGTTCATCACCCATAGAATTATTACCACTTCCAAATTGTAAATCCATTGTATTATCCGAATTTACTTTAACCGAAAATCTATGTGGTACTTTTTGTACTTCTAAAATATATGGAACAAACGATGCGGATTGGTATGTATTACTATTTGATTGTATGTTTGGTTGTTCTACAAAAATACTTTCTTGTGCTAAATATGGTACTTCATAATATACTGTACCATCTTCTGCATCTTTTACAGATGTTATTTTTATAATATTTGTATCACTTAATGGCATACTTGGGTAATCACTATCGGAATTAAAAATTAAAGATGTACTTATTTCTTTAGCAGAAATTGCTTTAATTTTTTTTGTAATCAAATATTTGGTTGGTTGCCCCTGGCCATCCCTTTCATATACATCTATTTCTCTATCCGTTGGATTTGCAAAATCTACCGTATCGGTAGTTGTAAATATAATATTTGGGTCGGATGATGATTGAATTTCCATACCCGATTTTATTTTAAGATAATAACTCTCATCTGGAGAATATGTTGTATCATTTTTAGCCAGTACTAATTGGTATATTGTTATAGTTGTAACTGCGGGAGTAGTTACTTTTGGTTTATATCCTAAAGATTGTGCTAATGAAATTACATTCTTCTTTTCAGTTGCATGTGATAACATTGATTCTTTTAATTGTGTATCTTGATAAAAAGATAACATATCACCAATTGCAGCTGCCTGTTCTACAAATACCATACCCGGTGATGATTCATTAAAATCGGAATATGTGGTTGGAAAATATGTTTTACTAAATTCAATAAGATTTTGTTTTAATGTTGCAAAATCTTTACCTACATATGATATTTTTTTATTATCGTTTCCCCAATTCTTATCTAAAGGTTTAAGTGCCATTTCTATTAATTGTTATTTACATTTATTGTTACCGATTCTCCTAAATTTGGATTTGATATCAAAGAAAATTTTAATTCTAGATTTATTCTATTATTATCTATATCAGTATTATCATAATCAAATATAATTTCATCTATGTTTAAATATGGTAACCAATTTGATACCGCATCTAATATAGTAGACTCAATTTTACTTTCTATTAAACTACTATCCATTTGCTCAAATAACACTTTCCATATATCACAACCAAAAGTTGGATTCATTATCCTTTCACCCTTTCTTGTTAATATTAGATTTTTTAAATTATCTTTAGCTTGAGTTAAAGTTGTATAATTTACAGCAAAAATACCACCTTTATCGGAATTTTTATTTATTCCAATACCAAGTATTTTATAATCATTTTCTGTTAAATCGGTTACATTAACTTTACCAAGTTCTATTGCCATTATTTAAATCTCTTTACTAATTCACTATAATCTCTTGTCAATGCTTTTATTGTTGCATCTTGTAATCCATCACCGGTTGATTCAAAATTTGGAACATTAGATGGTACATTTACTTCTCTAAAATCCATCGTTTCCCACTCATTTTCATCAACTCTTAATTCCGGCTTAATCATATCTAACACACTATTTACGGCTTGCGCTCCCTCTTTTCTTTGTTCTGATGTAAATGGTTGAGTCATATTCAAAATTTCATTTATCATTGGGTCTTTTGAAAATTCTCTTTGAGGTTTTAATGCTTGTTGAATTGGTTGTTGTCTTTTAACCGGAGTAGTAGTAACTTCTGTCATCTCTCTCAACGATGGAGTAGATGGTTTCTTTTGTGAGTTCAATGTAACTGCACCAGATTTAATTAGTTTAACAAGTTCTTCTTTAACTTGTAATTTAACTTCATTTTTAACAACTTCTTTAATTAAAGTTAATAAAATTTCTGATTTCATAATAATTGTTTTGTATATGTTTAGTAATAAATATTTGATTTAATAATTTATCCCACACCTGGTATTTTTGGTACAATTGGTGTGTTTATTTTTATATTTGGTATTTTTAATGTTGGTTTTGGTAAATTTGGCAAAGATATTGATAATGAAGCCATTAAATCAACCGCCGATAACGATGGTAATTCGGGTAATTCAGGAAATGTTGGAATTTCTATACTTCCTAAATCTACTTCAGGTATTTTAACTGTGGATGGAAAATCAGGCACAGGCGGACCAGATATTACATTATATGCACTCCAATTTAATACTGCGGGTGCCGGTGGTGCCGGTGGTGGATATTGCGATGTTACCATCATATTACCACCACTATTCATCAAATGTAATTGCGCCAACATTATAAATGGGTCAATCATTATATTTGTCTTACTACTCCATAAAAAATTTGGTGGTATAATATTAATAAAAGGTGGATTTGGTATTAATCCTTTTATTTTATCCATAGCCATTGCTTCAATTTCTTCCTTTGTGGGTGTTTTAACTTTTATCTGTGCTTTTAATTCTTCTTTAGTTGGTAAATTTGGTATTTCTATTCCAGGTAATTCTATATCGGGTTTAAGACCATTTATAGTGTCTTTAACAAACTTTTTAATCTGCGGAAGAGTTGGCTTGGGTTTTGGAATAGAGTCCATTAAAGCAACTGCCATTTGTACATACCGATGTATTGGAGCAAGTATTGTATCTTCAATTGGTGGAATGATGATATCTTCAATTTGTTTAATTGCTTCTTCTAATAATTTCTTTTTAGCTTCCTCTATTATTTTTTTTCTACTTGGTAATTTTGGAAAGTCAAATTTCAATGCTTTTTTGAATTGTTTACCAATAGATGGTTTTTTCTTTTTAGCTTCCTTTAATTTTTTTATTATTTCTACTGCACCCTTTATTACTGGATGGTTTTTTACATCAAGAGCTACTACTTCTTTATTTATTATTTTTTGAGCAGTTTCATAGACAGGAATAGTAATATTTGGTAAAGGTGGAATTGCCGGTAATGTTATTGTTTGTTTTTTTAATTCATCTTCCAAAACTTTCAATGCTTCTACTTCTGCTTTATGTAGTGCCGCACTTGCAGCTAACGAAATTGCGTCTGGCCCTATGTTTTGAATTGTACCTGGAGCCGGTGGAGTCATTTGCCAACCCAATGGTTTTATTAATGGATTTGGTATTGGTGACATTTCTGCTCCTAACCAATATGCGTCAAAACAAGCTGGATATAATTCAGATAAAACATTATAATTTTCACCAACACTATCCGTTCCCTTTTTAAATGCATCTTTAATCGCATTTGCCATACCCTGTACATTACCATTTATTACATTTACTCCATATAATAAATCACCACCACTTTTGATTGCTTTATCATATTCATTTGCATAAAATTCTGCAAAAGCATCGGGGTCACTTTTAAATTGTCCCGTAACCATTGCGGTTAAAACATTCAATTTAAAAATTGCCCACATATTATTTACTTAAAAAGTTTCTTGAAGATTGTATTTTAGATAACTTAGCTTTAATCATTTTAAATATCATAACATTATGTGAACCCGCCGATGTAGGGCCCACAGGTGTTGCAAAAACCATATTACACAACTCATCAATCAATTCACTCATTATTTGTATAAGTTCACCGGCTAATACCATTCTTTGAACATCGGCCCCTGCGGCACCTGGTTTACCTACTTTACCAATATATATAACACCACTTGCGTCTGAATTTAATACAATATTTTTATTGGTATGTAAAATAATATCTTTATTAGAATGGGCGTATATTTCTTTGTCTGCATCTATTGTAAATCTACCATCCGTTATTACTCCTGTATTTCCTTTACCAAACATAATAAACTCGCTAGCTTTTGCAGAAAGTACTATTCTATCCGAATTTACAAATAATTGGTCACCTTTTAATTTATCAGATGTTGGATATTCTTTAAATCCAATTTTTTGTTTTGTAATTGTTTCTTTAAATGGAACTTTGACCTTACCGGATGTAATATAAATGGATGTACCATCTTTATTTATATCTTCTTCAATTAAAGTACCAATTGGTTTTGAGTCTAATTCTGGATTTTGTTTATTACGAATGAATATTGATGGTGATGGTGTTTTACCATCTTCCGTTAAATGAAATTCACTAAAGCGAATTGTATTTCCAACTCTACCACTTATGATTGTATCACCATTTTTAGGTTGTAAAAATTTAATTTTTTCACTTACATTATATCCACCTCTATTCTCATTTCCTTGTGTACTTGCATTTTTTGTATATGTTCCGCCTGTAAATTTATTATTTTTCATATCCATAGCTGATGTATTACTACCAACTTCTTCATTTGCTGTTCCATCACTTATTGCAGACATAGCCGCTTTTTCTCTATAATTTGGATATGGTGGATTTGAATATGGTAAATAAAAAGCTTCATCTTCAATTTTAATAATAATAACAGTTTCACCTTTAATTGGGAATGTAAAATTATTTTTATCAAATGGGAATGCGATTTGTTCATTTACAATTGCATTTTGGTACGCATAAGTTATTGCACCATATAGTCTTGCATCTTCTTTTGTAAAATTATTATTATCATTATATACTTTGATTCCACCTTTTACTCTATCATAAAATTTTTCATTGGTTGGATATACTTTTACAACTCTAGCTAAAAATGATTCCATTATAGTTTAGTTTTAATTTCTTCAATTTCTATTTCTAAATCACCCATCTTTTCTTTTGTTTTTTCTTCTACCGCATTAATAGTATCTTCCATATCTTGTAGTAATTGTGTCTTTTCATGTTCACTTAACCAACCATCTTCTCCAATCCCCTTAGCTTCCGCAGCCGCAAGTCTTTGTGCAATGGTTGCAAGTTTAATTAAGTGGTCATCGTTTTTAACCGATACTTCAATTAAATCTTTTATGATGGGTGCAATAACCGTTGCTTCACCAACATTTTTAATTAATTTACGAAGTGCTTCAATTAATTCAGAAATATTTTTCTTTTTGTTTTGTTGATTTTCGTATATATCTTTAAATAATGATGATAAATTTTTACCATCAAATAATTGAAATTCGTTTGCCATTTTATATGTTTATGTACTAATAATTATTTACTTATTAAAAACTTACCTAAAACTAAATAATCCATATCACAATTATGAAATGTCCAAATTGCTTTTTGTGGGTCATTTGTCATTGTATGGTCTTTTAAATTAAATGATGTGTTCAATAGAATGGGTGCTCCTGTTAGTTTTTCGAACTCTTTTAGTAAATCATAGTAAAGTGGATTATCTTCTCTTTTAAGTGTCTGTATCCTTGCAGAATTGTCAACATGAGTTACTGACGGAATATTTACTCCTTTTTTAACTTTGACAACCTGGTTCATATATGGAACATCTTCCTCTGATAAGAAATATTTTTGATAATCTTCAATTGTAACCGATGGAGCAAATGGTCTAAACATTTCTCTTTTTTTGACAACCTTATTAATTCTATCTCTAATGTCGGACAAATGTGGATTTCCTAATATAGAACGATTGCCTAATGCTCTTGCACCAAATTCGGTTCTACCTTGAAACCACCCTATAATATTACCTTCATTAATTAACTTTGCAACCTCTTTACATAGAACTTCATTGGTTTCAAACATTACAACCTGTTTTCTATGATTTTGTAATATAACTTTAAGTAATTCAGGACTACTCCATTCTTCACCTAAATATGGAGATTGATTATCACCACCTTTTATTTTTGGATTACCCATTACAATATGATGCTGATATAAACATGCACCGATTGCAGAACCACTATCCGATGGAGCAAATGGAACCCAAACATTTTTAATTGATGTAGC